AATAAGTTTGGAATAAATATTGAGGGAATTGTAAATGCAAATGCTGGAGACTTAGTTAAGACAGTTATTGCATTAAGAGAAGAATTAAATAACCTAGATCCTTTAGCAAGAGCTAGAGCTATTGAGCAGTTATTTGGAAAGTTCCAGTTTGCACGTATGTCAGCTTTATTTGATAACTTAGGAAAAGCTGGAAGCCAAACATTACAAGTTATAGAACTTATGGGCTCATCAACTGCAGAGTTAGCTCAAATAGCTGACCGAGAGTTATCAATTTTAACAGAGTCAGCATCTGGTAGATTCCAGAGACAAATAGAAACATTTAAGGCCAACTTAGCTGGAGTTGGAGAAGGATTCTTACAGGTATTTACTACTGTATTGGGAGCAGTAAATAAATTATTAGATGGATTCAATAATCTTCCAGATGGAGTTAAAAATGTTCTAACAATAGTCGGAGCATTAGTTGGATTAGTCGGACCACTTATCATGTTGTCTGGTGTATTCCTAAACTTCTTTGGATTCTTGCTAAAATCGGTGGGAGTGCTTGGCAGACTATTTACTGGAACTCCTAAATTCCAGTTACTTACAGAAGAGATAATGGCAACAAGTCTTTCCTCTGAAAAAATGTCAAACTCTTTCTATGACCAAGCACTTGCCGCTGAAACAGCTAGAAAAAATATTGATAATCTAATAAATTCATTAAAGAATCTTAATGCTGCACAAGGAACAGCAATGTCTGGCGCAGCACAAAGAGCTGCTGGTGCATTTATACCAAGACCAATGTTCCAATCTGGTGCTGGTGTTATGCCAGCTGGAATAGAGTACTCACATGGAATGTCTAAGACTGCAAGAGAGCAGTTGGCTGCACAACTAGGATTAACAGAACAAGAAACACAACTGCTGGGTGGAACTAGAATATCAGCACTTTCATCACTTACAAGACCTATGGCAGCAGGATCCGCAGAAGCACAACTACAACAGAACTTTGCAGAAAGAATGCCTAACTTTATTGTTGCACCTGGAACAACAGCAGAACAGATGAGAGCAAGGCTGGAGCCACTTGCAACAACTGAAAGAAGTAGAGAGTCTTTAATGAGAATAGGCCCAGATATCACAAAGGCTTTCCAGACATCAGAAGATTATGCACAAACACAAGCAATACACGTTGCTAACCTTAAAGCAATATCTCAAGCTTATTCTAGAAGTGCAAAAGATGGAACAGCACTTGCAAATGCAATGAAGCAGGCCTGGAAACAAACATTTACAGATACTGGCGATGAGGTTGCTGCAGCAAGAGCAGCAGCAGAGGTCGCAAAGACAGAACTTGGAACTGGATACACTTCACTTGTTAGAAAGACATCTGCTGAAATTCTTTCAGCATTTAAGTCTGGTGGATCAGATGCAGCAATGATAACTGCTGCAAAAGCTGAATTGGCAGCAATGCGTGGCGGACTACTTTCTGGAGCAGCGTCAAAAACAACTGTAGAAAGAATATCAAGAATGTCCCTTGCAGTTTCTCAAGGTGGAATAATGAATGAAATAGCAGTTTATCAAAAACGTGTTACTGCTTCAACAAAAGAATTTGGAAGGGTGGCTGTACAACTATTAGGTGATACAGCAATTGCATTTACTGCAGCTGGTAGAGAATTAACTGCACAAGAAATGTCAGATGATGCAAAAGTTTCTGCAGCGATAGCACAATTAAAAGCTGCAAAGATTAAAGCAGATAGAGCAGTTGTTCAAGATATCCAGGAGAAGGCTACTGCACTTCAGGTGGTAGCAAATACTGCAGCAACTGGAGGAGCAAGCGAGATAACAATGGCTAGGTCATCTGCTGGAGGAAGATTCGGAAGATTCCGTGGAATGGGAATGTCTATGGGAATGATGGGTCTTGGAATTGCGTCTACAGCAATACCACAAACTGGAACCGCTGGAAATATTGCTGGTGGGGCATTAATGGGAGCATCAATGGGTATGATGTTCGGACCACAAGGTGCGGCAATTGGAGCAGCCCTAGGAGCAATCGTACCAGCAGCAAAAGCTTTGTATACACAATTTGATAGATTAAGAGATATTGTTGCACTTAATGTAAGACAGTACCAGATAGATCAAGAGTTTGCAAAAGCAGCTGGACTAAACCTAAAAACAATTGGTGACATTCAATTACAACAAATAGTTGGAAAATCTGCAGAAGCAGCAAGCCAACTAGAGGTACTTGCACAAGCAGCACTAAGCGCTTCAACAAACTTATCTACTGGCGCACTTAGAGAAAAAACAAGAGGGGCACAAGATTTTGCAGAAGTTTCTGCAGAGTTCCAGAGCCAGTACCTAACCTACCTAGCTGCTGGTGCAGCACCAGAAGTAGCGAAAACAATGATGGCTGCTATATTAAAAGCTGCTGGTAAAGAAGGATTTGCTACAGACTTAAATATGATGTTAAATAATCTTCAAACTGCTACACAGCAGTCTGCTCCAGGATTAATGCTTTCTAGATTGCCACAGCCAGCTACAGTACCAACAGTTGTGCCAAGCACTGGCAGATATAATAATTCAGCAGCAGCAGCTAACGTTCAAAGACAAAATGATTTAATATTTAGACAACAAGCAGAAATAGTAAATAATATTTTAGCTAACTCAGACCTAGCCACATTTGCACAACAAATGGCGGAACTAGGAAGAAGTGGAAAGCTTGCATCTCAGTCATTAGGACTGGTTGCAGATTCTATATCTGGTCTTAGTACTCCAGAAAGAACTGTTTATGACGGACTTATAAGAAATGGTGTAAACGCAGCAGACGTAGCACTTGCCCTAAAGATGAGAATAGAAGGACTCATACCAAGCCTACAGTCTGTAAAAGACTTTGATGGAATGAAAATAAGAGCAACATTTGAATTGCTTACAGCTCAAAAACAACTAGAGGATGCTAAAAAGAATCTAGAGTCTTCATTACAAGGTATGTTCTCTGGTGGTAATGCTGCAGGAAATAATGATGCGGCAAAGAAAGCTCTACAGGCCCAGATAGACGCACTTGATGAGATTGAGCGTAAAGAAAAAAATATAAATAAGATAAAAGAGCTTAGAATAAAATATGAAGAAAAGTTAAGAAATCTTTCAGTAGATTACTTATCAGCATTAAGCTCTGGAGATTTAGAGGGAGCATTAAGAGCTCAGTTATCAGTACAACAACAACAAGCTGAATATGCTTCTGAAAACGCACAACTGCAAAAAGAAATAGCTCGTGAAGACAGAAAGAAAGCTCTTCAGGATAGACTAAAATCTTTAGACAATGCACCTTCTGGAGTAAATAATACAAACGCTAAGTTTAAACAAATGCAGTCTAATATAGACGAAGCAATTAAAAAGATAGTTGCTGGATTTAAAGAAGGCGGAGAAATAGGTAAGGTTCTTAGTAGCTTTACTACTAGTGATTCATTCAAGAATTTTGAAAAACAATTTAAGGGAATACTTAGTCCTAAAGCTTTTGAAGACGCAGCAGCAGTATTAAAGGGAGCACTTGGTGAGGCAAAGGGATTCCTAGACCTTGCAGCATCTGGTCTAAGTGGAGAAACTGGATCTACTAGATCAACAGCTAGAGATGTTTCAAGTATTCTAGGTTTTCAAAAGAATCCAAATGCAGTTAGAATATTATCAGATAAAGAGAAGGATTTAATTATATCTAAAGCTGGACTAATTCCTAATGAAATGGTAAAAGCATTTGGAAATATATATAGATATGATATTGAAAGTGATGATTTAATAAATACTGGTCCTATACAAAAGAAGTTTGCTGGAGGAAAAATTCGTGGTTATGCTCGTGGTGGATACATTACTGGATTTGGAAGCTCAGTAGCAGATAACATCCCATTGCTTGCATCTAATAAAGAATTTATGATGAATGCTATGGCTGTAAGGCGTTATGGAGTTCCATTTATGGAAAGCATTAATAGGCTACAGTATAATCCAGGAACACCAAAGAGAAGCGATATGTCACAGTCTAATTTTGGCCCATCCTCAGTTAGCGTTTATGTAAATAAAATTGATATCGTAGAGCCAGGTGCAGATGCTGATACAATTATTGCTACAATGGAAAAGAAGTTATTTGCATCTATGGGTAGATCTAAGGATAAGAGGTATCTTTCAATATGACATGGTTGGTAAGCGGTCTTAAAGACTCATTAATTTATTTTAAATCTTCTACTCCAGGAGCCCTGTATCAAAAAATTACAGATCATAATAGAAGGCCACTCGGCATAGATATTGAAAAGATAGAAAATTCATTAAGAACTGCTAACGGCACAATGAGAAGATCAACAATAGCCGAAAAGCATAGATTTGATTTATCTTGGCAGGATGTTCCAAACCTATCACAATATACAGTAGACGGCGGACTTGGCGGTGGAGAACTTTATGATTTCTACATGGATAATACCCAGCCGTTTTATATGAAGATAACACAGAAAATTGATTCAGATGCTACATTAGCATACCAGGAGTTTTTAGTAAATTTCTCATCTTGCTCTTTTGAAATTGTAAAGCGTAATCCTTCTGGTACATATCCATATATAAGGATGAATATAAATATATCTTTAGAGGAGGTTTAATGTTAAACTTTCCTTCAGTTAAAACTGCAATAGATTCACAATATACTTTAAGGCCAGGACAGAAAGTATGGCTTGAGTGGAACTATAATATACATGCTGGCATAAATGAAATGGGTATAGACGATATTCCACTATATCAGTATGATAATGAAATATCTGATCTAAAGCTTATTGAGACTTCCACCGTATATAACAAGTATTACGAGTCATTATATCCACTTACCTCAATATCAAATTTTATTAGACCTGGCGAACATGCACTTCATAATAATCAAAAAGTAGGCGGAATTGTAAAGTCTATATTCGGTAGCTCCGTAAGTGGACTGTCAAACTACAGTATAAGTTCAGCAACCAGAAACTACTTTGTTTCAAAAGATGATGGGTATAAGTATTGGGCTTTTATTAGAAAAAATCAAGCCAGTACTTCTGTAAATAAGTCTATCTATTTCAATTATGATAGAACGGTAAAAGTTAATAAATTAGTTGTTAAGTTTGAAACGTCACATACTGTACCAAACAGTTATACTATTTTTGTAAGGCAATCTGGATCATGGGTTCAGGCTTATACATCATCCACACCATTAACAAATGGTGGGCTAGCATTGTATTATAATAATGGCGCATGGACAACAACAAGACACTTATCCCCATCGGTAACTTCTAATACTCAGGATATTTCTGGCATCAAGGTTTTGGTATCTACAGTAAATGTCGGATATGCACCTTTAGAGATTATTGAAGTTTCTGGAAGGCTGGAAGCAGATGTAAGCTCAGATGTAGTATCTTGGAGTATAGAAAAAACGTATTTTGAAGACCATGAAGTTTTGCCAGTGGGAGAAATTAGCTCAAATAGTGCCACAGTAAATTTTGACAACACATCTAATATGTTTAGTTATGAGAATACATTGTCTAGGTATTATAATCTAATTGATAAACGTATTGGGGTAAAAATATTTACAATAATTAATTCAAATGAGATACCACAATTTACTGGCTTTACAGACTCATGGAATTTATCAGCAAATGATGTTGCTTCTGCTACCTGTTACGACATGGCAAAAATATTGCAACAGACACAAGCCCCAGACATGGTTATTGGAAACAACCTTCCTATATCCAGAGTAATAAGAACAATATTCGACTCTGCTGGATTAAATGAAATTAATATAGATACTGTAGCAGCATCAACTCAAGTAGTAGATATATTCTGGATGTCAAAAGAACAAACTATATGGCAAGCATTGCAGCAGTTATGTATATCAAACCAGTGTTCAATTTTTGTAGACGAGTATGGAAAGTTTGTATTTAAGTCAAGAGCAAATGTGCTGGACTCATCAACAGTAGAGCAGGTATTAACATATAACAACTCTGGTGGGGTTGTATCAAATATAGTAAGTATAGACCAGTCAGCTAAGCCACGTATAGGAAACCTTATAGTAAAGTATTCACGAAGATCTTATGAAACACAAAGCGACGTTCTTACAACATATCAAAGTATTGCAAATAATCCAAAAGAACAGCTGGTAAGTTTTAGAGGATCCTCATATGCCACATCCATATGGGATCCAGGTGAGGCCTGGGTACTTGGGGCTGCACCATTAGTATATCCAATATCACAATTAGAAACAACATCAATACAAACACAAGCGCCAGAAATGCAGCAAGTTGTTCAAAAAAATGGCGAGGTAGTATGGAAAGTGGTTTCTGGTTTAACTTCATTTTCTGGATACTTTTATTTAAATGGTGAGATTATATATTATGATGCTATTAGGCATAGAGTAGTATATAAAGATGGAAGAGCTCCAGAGGACATTAATGTATCATCTAGACAACAGTTTGAGTCATTAATACAGGCAGATCCAGGAATAAGTACTATAACTAATACTGGAATTTTAACTGGAATTAAAAGAGCACAATTCTCTACAACTCAAATAGCCCATAGCCCAGTATCCACAGATAACGGATTGTGGTCCAGAAAACAATTTAAAATTGGTACAACAACACAAACAAATTTAACAGCCCCATCATTTAGCTTACAACAAAGAGCATTAAAGCTTTCTACAGATAATGATTCTGGTGCAAGCAAGATATCATCGTTGTCAAATGCTGAAAGAAGAAAGTACATACAGATAGGGTTAGTTGATTTAAAGAAATCTAACTACAAGAGATTTGAATGCACAATGAGAATAGTTAACAAGCAGCCTGGAGAAGAGGTTGGGGACGTAGACAGTTTGGGCGGCATATTTTTTGACTATAACCCAGCAACAAATTCTGGATACTTTATAGAACTAGGATTAGACTATACGACAGCAACATATAAAACAGCTAATGCAAATAAGTCTGTAAATATTTATAAAATAAATTCAAGTGGTAATATTTCTGAAATTAAGAGTGTTGGAAGTCTTACTGGAAGAGCAAAAACAGATAGCCCAGAAAATATATTTAAGGATACAGTTTCTTTTGAAACCGTGCAGGACTATGATATACAAGTTCTGCGTGTTGATAGAAACGGAAAAAGATGTATTGATCTTTACATAATGGGTCAGTTAATAATACAAGTAGAAGACTCAACACCACTACCACCGACAAATAAAGCTGGAGTATTTGTTCGTGGCGACTCAACTGCATTCTTTACAAAATTTGCTGCATGGGGGGCAAACAATGAGTCTACTCTTCAGGATGGTAGCTTCTTTGCAGACTCTATTAGAGGCTTTATGACAGAAATAGTGGCAGCAGGAAACCTTGGAGTTCCAAGCAAGGCAAGTCTTGAAAAAGATTATGACTACTATGAATTTTATCCACATATGAGGGAAATACGTGTAGCAGAGTTTGACTATACTAAATTCCCAGCATCACCACTAAAAATATCTGCTGGTCCAGCTATAACATTATATGGGGCAACCATACTAGAGTCTAATTCATTTAGAGGTAAAGTAGCGGTTGTTAATGAAACTAATTCACCAGTAGATTTGGCTAGTACATTTCCTGGAACAACTACTGCCGTTTATCCAAAGCTTTTAGGATATGCATTGAAAAAATTTGAACCCAGGGAATATAAGACGACCATATCTAAGGCAAAATCAGATGACGCAAAATTTGAAATAGACAGCGAATGGATACAATCTGAGGGCCAAGCGAAGGATATAGCAGAGTTTATTAAGTTAAATTCAGTAACCTTGAAAAATGGCAAATTAAATGATATCATAATACTAGATGCTGAAATTTTTGCTAACCCATTAATTCAGCTAGGGGATACGGTAGATGTAATACACCCAGACCTAGGGCTATCAGGAGCAACACATACATTTGTTGTTACTAGAGTTAGCCAGGAATTTAATGGTGGAATTTCAACTAGTGTCAGATTACAGGAGATACCATGAAAAATAAAAAAGTAAACTATTCAAATAGGCAGGTTAAAGGCGAAGAAGACGTATTTTCACCGTTTGACACAGATGCAGATTTAGTTGGTGGAGTAAATCAGTCAGATCCATATGGATATCAATCTGCTGCTATTAAAACTTCTTCACAATCATCTGATGATAGTGGAACTGGGTCTGGAGAAGAGTCACTAGAGGGTGCAAATTTAGAAAAAGCGAATGAGGATTTAGAAGAAAAACTGGGAGCAGTAAACTCTGTCCTATTTGAGCAAACTGGCTCATTTACTGGAGATGGCACATATTTAGCAAACGTTACTGCAATAATTACAGATGTTAGGGGGGCTACAAACTATGAAGTTCAATTCACCAAAATCTCTTAGTGGAGAATACGTATTCTATAAAAATGGAATAGAGGTAGCAAGATCAAAAAATATTATAACTACTGCTGGTAAAGAAGCAATACTAAAGTATTTATCAAGAGAGTCCTACGAATATGCCTCCAGAATAGTTCTTGGTTGTGGATCTACAGTTGCATCACTAACAGATGAATTTTTAAATTTAGAAATGTTTGCTACAGCAATTAATTTTAAAACGCTAGACTATACACAAACTCCTACTGAATTAGTTTTCAGAACAACACTTCCTTCAACATTTAATGGTGTTGTTTATGAATCTGGCATAACAACAAGTGGCGGGGTAACTTTGACGAATTTAAATAGCGTAAATGATAATCCAGAGCTAGCAGCCACATTTGATCCAGACTATGAAGCTTGGTCAACTGGCACAGGCATACAATTTCATACAAATGATTTAGAGGGTACACCTAGACTTAGGGTTGGCAAGTATGGGTTAGAAATAACAACACCATCATCAACAACAAGACAATCTACGCTAAGTTCAATAGTTCCAGTTTTACCATATATTTCATCAGATAAGATAAAAGTAGCACTACATGTATCTGGATCAATTCCAAACTCTGTAGTTATAAGACTATCAAATGATGGGTTAAACTACTATACATTAACGATACCTTCAGCAAACCTCTCCCTTGGGTATAATATAGTTACATATAACATAGCACAACTAGTTGCAACTGGATCGCCAGAAATTAGTCAAACTCAGTCTATATCTATAATTGTAAATTCTGGCGCTTCGCAAACTGTTGTAACAATGGATGCAATAAAGTTTGATAACTCATCAGATTTAGAAAAAGCAACTTTAGTAAGTAGATCTGTTTTGGCAACACCATTAATTGTTGAAGGCGGCTACCCATTCGATATAGAATACAGATTGGCATTTGATATTTAATGGCAACAAAAAGAACGATATCTGGATTAACGCCAGGTACATGGGCGTTTAGATTTAAGGCTATAAGTGATAATGGATTATCTGGAGATTGGTCACCAGCATTCACATATACAGTTATTGGAGACACTACACCACCACCAGTTCCATCAAAACCAAACGTAACATCTGTCATTGGTGGGGTTTCTGTAAAGTGGGTTGAAACAGCATACCAAACACCAATTGACTTTAATCGTGTAGATGTTTATGTATCTAGTGGGGGTGCATATACTAAATTTGGATCGATAGCCTCAATAAATAGTGTTGTTACATATGTACCACCAGAAGGAGTTACTGGACCATTTACATTTAAATTTACTGGTGTTGATAGAAGTGGGAACGTTTCTGCACTTTCAGAGGCATCAGACAGCGTGTCTGCTGGAACAATTGGTATAGATACCACACCACCATCTTCACCAAGTGGTCTGTCCGTCCTTGCATATAACGATACATCAGATACTTCTGGATCAACAGGATATGTGGACGCATCTTGGACGGGGTCAACTTCTACAGATTTACTAGGACACTACATTAGATATGGAAGAAGCTCAACAGTTTGGGATGAGTATCTATTTATTCAGGCAGGACAAAACACTAAAAGAATATTTAATTTAAGGTCTGGAACAACATATTATTTTCAAGTTAATGCTACAGACGGCAGTAACCCTAGCGCTTATGTTCCTGCTACGCCAATATCAGTTTTAATTCCTGGAGATGTGACAGCTCCAGCTGCACCACAAAATTTGTCTGCTATTTCAGGATTAGACTATGTAATTGCATATTGGGATAGAAATTCTGAAAATGACGTAGACCTTGCAAGGGGTCAGTATCAAGTACAAATTTCAACTTCCAGTAGTTTTGCAACTATAGTAGAAGATACTGTTATAACTGGAACAGTTGCTACCTTTAATGGATTAACAACTGGAACATTATATTATGTTAGGGTTAGGGCCACAGATTCTTCTGGAAACTCTGGGCCATGGTCATCTATAGCTTCCACAACACCATCCACACTAAATGCTGAAACATCAATAACATCTGGAACTATTGTTGGTAACTTAATAGCAGCAAATACTATTGTTGGAGATAAAATACAGGCTAATACTGTAGACGTAGATAGATTTAAAACAAATACTGGAATTGCTGGAATTATATATGTTGGAGCGGACGACTCACCAACTGGAACAAATAGAATAGTGCTTGATGGCGCAAGCACACTACCAAAAGTATATTATGGTAGCGGTGTATACAATAACTCTAATACGCCATTTTATATAGACGCTGCTGGAAAGTTTAGCTTAAAAGACCAGCTTATTTGGGACGGGTCATCATTAACAGTAAAAGGTTCATTAAATGTAACTCAAGCTTCAACAATGACATCAAACCTAAACATAAACTCTGGAGGTAGTCTAATAGTAAATGGTGGTGCTATAAGAGTTACTGGAACGGCTGGACGTGTCGAAATGAGTTCCCTAGGTTTGGTTGGATACAATGCATCAACTGGAGGAAGTCCTCTTGTAACTATTCAAGCAAATACTGGACAGATAGTTGCTACAGGTGGACAAATTGGTGGATTTACACTAGGTCCCACATCTTTAACAACAACAAACTCTTCTGGGCAGGCTGTAGGATTGTATAGCAATGGGCAGTTTAGCTTAGGTTCAAACTTTAATATTAGTGCTGCAGGAGATCTTACTGCAACAGGAACATTTACTATTGCTGGAACTGGAGGGCAAACAGCGATTGCTGCAAACCAAGTAAACTCTAATGTTACATCTATATCTGGTGGAGTAATAACAACTGGAACAATTAATCTTAATAATGTTCTTGTAAATAGTGGATCTGGAACAGTCAATACAATGAAGTTAAGCAGTAGTGGTTTAGAAATTTATAACTCTAGCGGTACAAGAACTGTATTCCTTACTCCTTCTGGAAATGCATCTTTTAATGGTGAAATAACTTCAACTACTGGAACTATTGCTGGTTTTACTATGGATTCAGATGGATTAATTAACTCTGGAGGAACCCTTAGACTATTTGCTGGAACAACTGGAATTAACAATGTCTTTTCAATATTTACATCTAAGCCAGTTAGGTTTGCAGACTATGTTACAGTACAAGGTACTGGCGGGTTTGGCGGGTACAGCTTCCTTGGACAACAGGGAATGTCTTTAGCAAACGGAGGATTTGCAATAAATTCTTCTGGAGCTGTTACGTCAAACGCAACATTTAATAGCTTTATATACTATCCAGGATACCCAGTTTCAACAAGCGGTGGTACTGCAAGGGTTAACGATGCAACAACTCCTATTTCCAGACTAGTTGCTGCTTCTGGCTCTAGTATAAGATTTAAAGAAAATGTTGTTGATATATCAGAAAAACCAAATTTGGACCCGATATCATTATTAAATTTGCCAGTTAGATCTTTTACATACAAGAGCGACTATTTACCAGAAGACGATGCCAGATATGGAATGGATCTACCAGGATTTATAGCAGAAGAGCTTGAAGAAGTTTATCCTATAGCAGTAGATCGTGATTCAGATGGTACGCCACAAAGATGGAACAGCGACTTCTTAATACCAGGACTATTAAAGATAATACAATTACAAAATGACTCCATAGTTTCAATCAAAGCCAGGCTTGACGCTCTTGAATCGTAATGGTACACTTATTAGATGTATATACTGAAAGGTAAAAATGGAAAATAACGAACAACAGAATAAGGCTGAATTGGTAGTATTGGCACTACAACAGAGAATCGGTGAGCTGGTATCAAATTATGAAACTCAAATTGCTATCCTTCGTGCAGAAATTACTCGAATGGTCAATAAGAGCAATTCTGAAAATACACCAACAGAATAATCTAGTAGATCCGCCAACAGTACCTACAGCATACCCAAGCGGAGTCGCTGTATTTGATGGGATCAATACTTATTTTATTAAAAATGGTAAAAAATATAGGATAATCTCTGACAGGGCTTTAGAGAGCTGGGGATTCTCTGTTTGGTATGGAAGTCCAGAATCCTTGTCAAAAACGGTCCTAGGTGGCATTCTAGGCTTTAGAGACGGTACTGTGATTAAGGACATATCAAATGGTAAAATATATCTAGTGGTAAATAGCAAAAAACAGCATATTACAAGTCCAGATGTGTTTACTAAGTTTGGTATTGATATAGACTCAATACTACTAGTAAGCCATAAAGAGGCTGAATTGCATAAGGATGGGGAGCCAATAAGTTGACGATAAATTACCTGAAGCCATTTGAGCCAGGAGACCCAATAGATATCAATGTATTAAATAAACTTATACAAAATGTTAACTATTTGTCTTCTCAGATTGCACAAATTTATAAGCTTCCTGCGGTAGAAGCACCAGTATTAGTTTCTGGACCAGTTGGAACAACAAGCGGTTCCACCAGTTTTGGAACAACAACATCAACTACAGGTACCACTGGGGCAGCATATGTTGATTACCCATTTAAATGGATTGATAGTGCTATTAACTTTAAGTCATTAAATACTCGTGTTGTGAGAACAGTAACATCTACCATACTTTCAGCATATTTGCCTGGAATATCATACAAAAGCTTTGAAGTGCTATCGGCATCAACATCTAGCCTATACTTCCATCCAGGTGGAAACTCTAACGTTAGACAACAGGCAACTGGTGTCAGGCTAAAAGACTATCTTATAAGTGCAGACAAGCAAGGTTTTAGTTTCATACCAGCACAAGGTGGGTCTGACGGAACTGTTTATAGATCTGGAATAAATGGTCCAAGGTCAACTTCAAGCGCATTGTCAAATAGAATACTGGCAACCTTTGATGTTAATGTTAGACTATACAGGTAATGTATAGGCCAATCAATGATTGGTCTAAAAGAAAAAAAGAAAAACTAAATAAGTATATAGTGGTATGGGTACCAGAACATCCTAAATCTTTTAATGGTGGATGGTACTATGAACATAGATTAGTTTTAGAAAAACAATTAAATAGGATCCTGAAAGCTTGGGAGACAGTACACCATTTAGATGGTGATACAAAAAACAACTCAATAGACAATCTCTTTCCGTGTACGGAAAGGGAACATAGATATGCTCACAAAATAGCTTGACTTTATAGTCAGGGCAAGAGTAGAATAGATATAGGACACAGAAGGGTTCTTAATGAGTAACGATTTGAAGTGGATGCTATCATCCGACCAGCAGTTCCCATACCAGGATGATAAAGCAATTGCTTTATGGTTTAAGGTTATGAAATGGTTTAAACCAGATGTAGTTGACTACCTTGGGGATACCGACGATCAGGCATGTTACAGTAAGTATACAGAGGGTAAACCAACAGAGTTTATTAAAGCGTATAAGGACGATAATGTAACAAATGACCTAGAATTAATGATGAAAGATATGCGTATTGAGGCTAGCGGAGCAAGAGAGTTCTATGCCAAAACAAGAAAAATGCTACCTAACGCACAGCTATTTTCAGCACTTGGAAATCACGATATAAGAATTTTTGATTATTTAGATAAGAAAATACCAGAATATGCAAAGCATGTAACGCCAGAGGCTTTGTGGGGATTAGACTCTATTGGATATGACTATATTTATTATAATGAGTTGCCAAAGAGAAGATTTGGTGACATACATGTTCATCATGGAATGTCAATCAGTGCAACTGGAGCAGTAAGAAAAGACATGGAAGATATGCAAATATCTTTAATCCGTGGTCACTCACATAGAATTGCTTCACACCTACAGACTTATGAATTAAGAAATAATGGTAAGGGTGAAACAATTAGAGGGTATGAGATTGGTCACATGTGTGACGAAAAAGGTCCAGGCATGAAGTATACTCAACACCATGATTGGCAAAAGGGTTTTGCGGTAGCACATATTGAAAACGGAAAGTATCCGCATATAAATATGATTCATATTTCTCCAAACTATACATGCGTCGTAGATGGGAAGCTATTCTCTCTATGATGTTTTGCAGAAGATGTAGAACTGGCAGAGTGTTCATAGACAGGGTATATTCCCAATATGATCACTTAGAGCTTTACTGTATTAAGTGTGCTAAAAGATGGGTCTTTCATAAACAAGGGAGTAGATTTGCATCATGGCTAATGAAAAAAGAAGCCGAAAGAGCAAAGACTTACGGTACTTTTTCCTAAACGGAGAATTACATAAGAAGTTGCATGTAAATAAGTCTTCAGACGTTATAACTGCTTGGAACTATGATCAAGCAAAGCGTGTTGGATACTCTCTTAGCGATGCAAAAAAGAATTTACAGCAAGCCTATACTATCAATGAAGCAGCATCATTACTTAATAGGCATAGAAATAGAATATTAGAGTATATTGAAAAGGGATTTATAACTAAACCTAAAATGACATATACCCTAGATTCTAAAAAGAAACCAGTAAAATACTTAATGTCAGAAGATGATGTTATGCTGGTAAGAGAATTTTTATCCACATTACACAGAGGCAGGCCAAGAAAAGATGGCTTGATTACTTCTAAGAATGTGCCTACGAAACAGGAGCTTCGTGCAAAAATTAAAAATGAAGTTGTTTTATATCAACAAACATCAGACGGAGAATTTATACCTGTCTGGAAACAGCCAGAGTGGTAACAATGACTAAACAAACAAATAAGAATATTAAAAAAACTGCAAAAAAGTCTACTAAAAAGGCTCCAGCTAAAAAAACAAAAATGAGTTCTGAGCCTAATCATGAAGTGGATATAAATCAAAAGCTGGCGTACACTAGATCTGCAGTATATTTAGAAGAGGCTGGAAGTCGTGCTGCTATTTCTAAAAATATTGAGGGACTATTATTGGTAGCTAAAGGCTGGATGGAATTGGCGGACATGCTAGATACTGGACAGGAATCTAAGAAACGTGCTAAACTGGGATTCAGACCGCATATGGAGGAAGAAAATGAGTGAAATTGATAATACAAGAGTAACCGTAACCCTTGGCTTTACTAAAAATTTAGGTAATTTTGAAAGCCTAAGAGTAGATATTGGAATACAGGATCATCTAAGATCTGGTGAAAATATTAATGATGCCACTGATCGTGTCTATAAGTTTGTTGAAAAGAAGTTAGAAGAGAAGGCAACAGAGATAGCGGAAGAATTAAGTGTCGGCAAAAAGTGATCCAAAATTATCCTATGCATTAATATCACTGTATGAAAATCTATACTTAGATAAGTATGGTAAAAGACCAGTAGTTAATAGATATAGAGAGAAGTGGGGAATGCAGGACGTAATAGAGTCGGTTGGCTATGACCGTGCTAAAGAATTATTGGATTACTATTTTAAAACCAATAAGCCTGGACATCCAGTAAACTGGTTCTTTATGAATTTTGATAGCATGGACAAAATGCTATACCAAAAAGCTGAAGATGAGATTAATAGAAAAAAGCTTAAGCAGCTAACAAAACAAATGGTAGAGGAGATGGAGAGTAATGAACACCGAAGCAGCAGTAATTAGTGCAGTATGTAAAAATAAAGACATAAGCACACTCCTTGCAGATAATGTAGACGAGGTATTTCAATCACACAAAGATGTATGGGATGGGTTGAAGTCATACTACTATAAGTTTAGAGCTGTTCCAGACATCGGAGTTTTGCAAGACAAGTACCGTGATTTTGATGCTGTAGAGGTAAATGCAGAAACTGGATTTTATTTAGAACAAATGAAGTCGGAGTTTTTAGGAAATAAGATTAAGACAATTATTTTAAACTCTGGATCATCACTAAAGGAAAATGCACCATCTAGAGTTCTTCAGCAAATGCAGATGCAGTTGGCTGGACTTAGTAAGTTTACAAACAATGTTAGAGACTTAGATATTACAGATATTCAGTCTGCCAAAGATCATTATCTTTCAGTAAGAGATAGATCATTAGCAATGGGTGGCTCTCCAGGAATACCAACTGGATTTAAAGCAATAGATGCTGCCTATCCAACTGGATTAGCTCCAGGTCACTTAGCAGTTGTTATTGGTTGGCCAGGAAAAGGAAAGACTTGGTTTACATCATATCTAGCATGCAAAGCTTGGGAACAGGGATTTAAACCAATGATCATCTCCCTTGAAATGTCTCCAGAGAATATGCGAGACCGTATATACACCATGCTTGGATCTGGATTATTTAGAGCAAGTCAATTTCAAAGAGGAGATATTAACCTAGATGATTTTGGCACATGGGCAGATAAAAGTTTTAAAGATAAGCGTGGGTTTATTCTAGTATCCAACGAGGGAACTAATGAAGTAACACCAGCAACAGTACAGGGTAAGATAGACCAGCACAGACCAGACCTTGTAATTCTTGACTATCATCAACTATTTAATGATAATAAAAGATCTAATTCTGAAGTTGAAAGAAATAGAAATATTTCTAGAGAGTTCAAGCTGCTTGCGGTAACAAATAACATACCAGTTATTGATATTACTGCTGCTACTGCAGATGATATATCTGACCACGATACACCACCTATGATGAGCCAGGTGGCATGGTCAAAGGCTATCGAGTATGATGCTGATATAGCTATGGCTGTCCATAGACATCCAGATACAAATATGATTGAAATTGTATCTAGAAAGAATAGACACGGTAGAGATTTCAGCTTCTTTTTGGACTGGGATATTGATAGGGGTATAATTAAAGAACTGTACGAGTAGAAAGATGCTACAGTTTGACCCACAAAAGAATAAAGCGTTTTAAGATAAATGGTACATTTAGGGACGATTCGGACATGATTCGAATACGTGCCCAATTTGAGTCCACTTTAATTCAATCAATGCGTGGGGACGGGTACATACCAGTGCTTGACATAGACCCAGCCTTTTCAGTATCATATAATGTAGAAGATAAAAATTGGTCGTTTGTATTAACGATTCATGGTATTTATATAGGAAAGGTTAAGGCGTGGCAAATAGAGGGATTCTCAAACGGCAAGATGCTTCCACGCAGTATACAGAAAAGCAAGTTAAAAAAGTCCTTAAAGCAATAGAGATATCTTTAGTATCAGAAACTGGAAACGACTTTTTATGCTTATGCCCAATACACGGAAATAGAAATACACCAAGCTTATCTGTATCTAAACAAACAGGTCTGTTTCTTTGCTTTAATCCATCATGTGGGGCAAGTGGATCCTTACAGGAGCTCGTAAAAACAATTACAAAGAGAAATGAATTTGAGTCACTGAGATTAATATCTAAATGTGTGACTGATTCATTAGAAGATTTTGATGAACAAATTGTAGAAGTTTTAGAAGAAAAGCCAGAATTCGTTCAATTCGATCCACACATACTAGATAAACTTTGGTCTGAGATGGAATTATATTCAGATGGCAGAGACTATATGCATAGTCGTGGATTCAACGATGAAACAATAAATTATTTTCAGGTTGGATATTCTCACAATCAAGAAATGGTTACAGTTCCAGTTCATTCTCCAGATGGGCTACCTATAGGAATTGTTGGTCGGGGCATAAAAGATAAAAAGTTTAAAAATTCCACAGGGCTACCAAAAACCAAAACATTATTTAATGTGCATAGAGCCAAGAGATTATCATCAACTGTAATTGTTACAGAAGCATCGTTTGACGCCATGAGAGTCCACCAAGCTGGTTATCCAAATGTCGTGGCAACTTTGGGCGGACATCTAAGTCCACACAACTACGATCTTTTAAATAGATACTTTACTAAAATTATAATTGCTACAGATTTTGACGATAAGTCTAGCCACAATGGTAAAAACCCAGGAAGAGACTTGGGCAATTCAATAGCTAATCGATTAAAGAATAAAGATGTTTACTGGGCTAGTTATGAATATAATGTTGTATATCCCCATGGTGCAAAAGATATGGGAGATATGACAGACGAAGAAATAAAGCAGTGTATAGAAAATTCTGTACCAAATTACGAATACCACTCTTGGGAAATCTACTAGGATGGTGTATACTAGAATGACAGAGGCATTTATAGCCTCAAATATCAGAAAAGGAAAATATATAATATGATGGCAATAGTTAAAGGGCTTAAGAACATTAATAGTGCTCTAGATAAGCCAAGCGATTCAGAAGGTAGCAAAGCTCGTTGGGTAAAACTAGCGGACGGCGAAAGCGTAAAGATCAGATTTTTACAAGAATTAGATCCAGACTCACCAAATTATTTAGAAAAAAATGGGTTAGGCTTTATAGCAGCAGAACACACAAACCCAAAAAATTACAAATCAAAAGCATTATGTACTTCAGATGACCAGGGTCGTTGCTGGGCATGTGAGCAACATCGTAAAGATTACAAGGCTGGCTGGAAGGCACGTAGCAGGCTGTACATCAACGTTTTGGTTGACGACGGTAAAGAAGAGCCATACGTAGCAATTCTTTCTCAGGGTACAAGCGGTAAATCAATAACACCAACATTAATTGAATATGCTGGAGAAATGGGCAGCGTATCAAATCTCACATGGAGACTAAAGAGAAGTGGTACAGGCACATCAACAGAGTACGTAGGTATTTCATTGGGCCAAGACAAGGAAGCCTTTGACCTATCAAAGTACGAATTATTCCAACTTGAAAAGGTTGCAGTTAAGGAAATCCCATATGAGGAACAAGAAAAGTTCTACATGGTCGGAGAATCCGAAGAGCAATCATCAGATAGCTCATCTAGTAACGTAGAGTGGTAAGTTGTGGGGGCGGGAAACCGCCCCTACAAATATTCAAGAAAGGTATAAATGTCTAACTTCACACACTTACACGTACATTCACAGTATAGTGTAATGGACGGATTAAATAGTCCAATGGAATTACTGAGTGCTGCACAAAAACTTGGTCATACATCCATTGCTATTACAGATCACGGTACCCTATCTAGTCATAGAGAAATGCAAAAAGCAGCCGAGGAACTTGGCATGAAGCCGATACTTGGTGTAGAGGCATATATTTCTGCAACCGATAGATTTGATAAGCGTGATACAAGTAAGCGTGATGATAACACTTCTATATTCAATCACATAATTATTTTGGCTAAGAATGAGGCAGGTCTTCGTAATCTAAATAAGTTATCTGAAATTGCTTGGACAGAAGGATACTATCATAAACCTAGAATTGATAGGGAAATTTTAGCGGAGTATAAAGAAGGGCTAATAGTTTTATCTGGCTGTATGAATGGCCTTATATCAAAAGCAATTGAACGTGGCGAAGAAGACGAAGCAAGGATGCTTGCAAAATGGTTTAAGAATACATTTGAAGATGACTTTTATATGGAGATTCAGCCACATAATCCAGTTGAGCTGAATAATAAGCTATTAGAAATTGCAGATGCCACTGGAATCAAACCAGTTGTTACAGCAGATTGCCATTTTTCATGTGAAGAGGAAAGAGCTCTAGAAGAGGCAATGCTTATTCTATCAACATCTCCCAAGCCAAATAAAGATGCAGACTTTGAAAAGTCTAGACAAATAGATAATGTATTTGAAAGATTTAATTATTTGTATCCAGATAGAAAGATTAGTTTTGAGGATCTAGATGTATACATTATGGACCGTGAAACAATTGAAAAGCAAATGATTGAACAAGGTATTACAAGGTCCGATATCTACGACAACACTGTTTTGATTGCAGACTCAATAGGAACATATAAGTTTCATCAGGGGCTAAGTATTCTTCCAAGACCAAAAGAGGACCCAGACGATACTGTAAGAAAGTTTTGTTGGGAGGCTATGGAAAGATTAAAACTTACATCTCCATGGCTAGGTAATGATATATATGAAGTAAGACTAGAAGAAGAGCTACATGTAATTAAAGAAAAAGATTTTGCTCCATACTTTTTAGTTATTTCAGATATGATTAACTGGGCTAAATCTCAGAATATTTTAGTGGGTCCAGGTCGTGGTTCAGCAGCAGGATCCCTAGTTTGTTATTTATTAGGAATTACAAATGTTGATCCTATAGAGTACAACCTTCTGTTTTTTAGATTTATTAATGAAGAAAGAAATGACTTCCCAGATATCGATACAGACTTTGAAGACCGTAGACGTGGAGAAGTAAAAGACTATATTCGTAAAAAATTTAAAAACGTAGCGTCTATATCTACATTTACATACTTTAAAGATAAGGGTGTTGTCCGTGATGCTGCCCGTGTATTCATGGTGCCACTTGGAGAGGTCAATAAAGCTCTCAAGCTTGTGGACACATTTGAAGAATTTGAAGAGTCTGAAAATCTTAAATGGTTTAGATTAAAATATCCAGAAGTAGTTAAGTTAGCAAGACAACTTCGTGGAAGAATAAGATCTGTAGGAATGCATGCTGCTGGAGTAGTTGTTGCAAATAAGCCACTGAATGCATATGCACCAATTGAAACTAGAACAGATCCTAGCGATAAAGTTTCTGGTCGTGTTCCAGTAGTCGCATATGATATGGACCAGGTTGCAGATATTGGACTTATTAAACTCGACGTTCTTGGACTAAAAACATTATCTGTAGTTTCAGATACTGTGTCAATGATTGAACAAAGAACTAAAAATAAAATTGATCTATCTCAAATATCATTAACTGATGAGAAAGTATTTCAGTCTTTATCTGCTGGATTTACAAAGGGTGTATTCCAGGCTGAAGCGGTTCCTTATACAAACCTACTTATTAAAATGGGTGTAAGCGAATTCGAAGATTTAGCTGCCTCAAATGCACTAGTTCGACCTGGGGCAATGAATACTGTTGGGCAAGCTTATATTAATAGAAAGAATAAGTATGAGGCTGTTTCATATATTCACCCAATTATGAAAGAGTTTACAGAGAATACATATGGTGTTATTATTTATCAAGAGCAAGTTATGCAAGCCTGTGTACACCTAGGCGGCATGTCTTGGGCAGAAGCCGATAAGGTTAGAAAAATTATTGGTAAAAAGAAAGATGCAAAGGAGTTTGATCAGTTCCGTGAGAAGTTTGTTGTTGGCGCAAGCAGACATATATCAAAAGAAGCAGCGGAAAGTCTATGGCATACTTTTGAAGCTCATGCTGGCTATTCCTTTAATAGGTCTCATGCTGTTGCTTACTCTCTACTATCTTATTGGACGGCTTGGCTAAAACTTTATTACCCATTAGAGTTTATGTTTGCCTTATTAAAAAATGAAGGCGATAAGGATGCAAGAACAGATTATCTGATAGAAGCCAAGAGACTTGGTATTAAGATATTGTTGCCACACGTAAATGAGTCTGATTTAGACTTTACGATACAGGGAGATGCAATAAGATTTGGTCTTTCTAATGTTAAGTATATTTCAGATAACATTGGTCGTAAAATTATTGAAAATAGACCGTATAAAAATTACGCAGACCTTAAGGAAAAAGCATCTCAGAAAAAAAGCGGTATATCATCAAGAGCTTTGGATGCACTTAATTCAATTGGTGGCGCATCGTTTGACGATAACCAAAGAACTGGAAA